CTTGGCGATATCGGGAATCAAGTGTTCGATTAGCATTATTATTTTTATTGAAAAAACTTGCTAAATCGTTATTATTTTGTCCGGCATCGCTTTTATTACTTGCACTAACACCAACACCAACACCACCAGACATCATTGCTGCTATTGACGATGGGTGATAAGAAATTGATGTTGAAACAGGCACCGATGTTGGCGTGTTTATAATTGTGCTTGTAATAGTTTTACCTTCTGAACAAATTATTGAAAAATTATTATTTGGGATGCTTAAACCTTTATCTTGTAATCCATAATGTTCATTAGTATCAAAACTATTATCATAGGTATCTGTATAATATATTGCTAACGTTTCTGCAACACTACTTAAATATTCCATTTCATCATCACCACTTTTTATTTTGTTTATCTCATAGGTTAATTCCTCAATGAATTTTTTGCTTCTGGCTTTAGTATGACCATCCTCGTCTGTAATGTCCTTTGGATCCTTAGCATCAATATCAGCAAGTATTTGTTTATACATTACTAATTTTCTCTCTTTGGTGGGTAACGAATCACGTTCCCTTTGAAATGCTTCCATTTTGTTGGTATGACATTGATCCAACGTTTGAGCTCCATATCTTGTTCTAACTTTATCTGGTTTTAAATTAATGATTGACATACTTACTTATATTACTTAAAATTTACTACTTTGAATTGACAAATACGCACAAGATAACTTGTAAGAAGATGTGTAGTATACTGTATGACCTGTATAATTATCAATGTGCCAGATATTTACTTATATGTTAATTTGTTTTTTGATAAATTTTTAAAATTATTGAAGGGTTAATTCAAGAAATTTATCTTTGTGAGACAAGTGAAGCGTAACTATTAACAATGTTATTATTATAGAAATGTCTTCTGGATTAATACAACTTGCCATTCTGGGTATTCAAGATTTAAGTTTACAATCAAGCATAGCCCTTGATGTGAATTCATATTTTAAAATTGTTTACATGCGACATACAAATTTTGCTCTTGAAACATTAATACAACCAATAAATAATTTATGTTTTGGTCGTAAAGTTACCACAACCATAAATAAAATTGGGGACTTGTTATCAAGCATGTATCTTTGCATCGAAATACCTAAATTATATGTTAAAGATGGTTATGCAGCATGGGTCAAAAGATTGGGACATGCCATTATAAAGAGCATTGAATTAACAATTGGTGGAACAAGATTCGACAAGCAATATGATATTACGTTTGATATTTTGTGGGAGCTTAATAGAAAAAATGACAATGAGGTTGGATACAGCAAAATGATAGGTAATATACCTAATTTAACATCATTAAATAGTGAACCTAAAGAATCTTATACACTGTATATTCCTTTACAATTCTGGTTCAACAAATATTATGGTTCATCATTCCCAATTAACTTTATCAATTATACTCAAATGTACATTAATGTTACTTTGCAAGAGTTGGAAAAACTTATAATTAGGACTCGTGGCGCAATAATACCAGATTTAAAAATAATTAATGCATACTTTTTATCCACATATGTATTCTTGGACATGTGTGAGAGAACTAAATTTGCTGTCAGTGGTCATGAATATTTAATAGAACAAGTACAAGCGAACAATAATTATGATCTTGTTACCGATTATTATGTTCCATTTGATATTAGTAATTTTCAATATTCGGTAAAAGAGTTGTTTTGGTGTACAAGGAATGGTAATTATCTTTGTGGTAAACCCTTTATTTATTATGCGGATTCTTTTGTAAACGATACAATGGACGAGTATTACAATAGATTTGGATCAGAATATGATGGAAAATTTAAACCGTGGTCACTCATTGAAGCGTCTAAAATTATTGTATTGGACAGTGTAAGTGTAGGTACAGAACCAGATAATGGTGGTTGTTGGATCGAAGTATGTCCTGATAGTCAAAAAGCCGTTGGAACATTTTACGTAATTAATTGTTCTTGTGAAGAAGTTTATGTTAATCCTGAGAGTTTAAAGTTAAATGATTATTCTCAGTGTGGTGAATCAACCATGAAATGTGAGGGAATAACAGATAAAATTAAGGCAACAATAATAATAAACAAAGAGGGTAAAATAAAAATCAAATATTTGGAGACTGATCTTACAATTCAAGATATTAGTATTTCCACAGATGACATGATTGACACAAGAGTAAGTAATTGTATGGATGTAATTTTGAATCAGTTTTCAAATTATGGACTTTACATTGATGGCTCAGGTAATCTTGTGAAAGATGCCAGAATTACGTTCAGTGGCAATGAAAGAGTGATGAAATTATCAAATAATTATTTTAATTACATGCAACCAATATCATACCATGATAATGTACCAAAGAATGGAATATTATCGTACTCTTTCGCGATACATCCGGCAAACTTTGAACCATCAGGATCTGCAAACTTTAGTAAACTGGATAAAGCCGAACTGCAAGTATGGTTTAATAATGATAAACGTTTTAAATATTGTTATTTAGACTGCAATTCAGATCTTAACAGATTTTATATTTATGCTATTAATAACAACATAATGAGAGTATTTGGAGGTTTTTGCGGTATTCAATGTGATAATTAACGAAATGAGCTGAGACCCGTCAAATTTGAACAAACTTTTAACGCACTCTGATTATGAAGATATTTGTTATAAAAAGAATAATGGATATTATTTTGTTACATTTATGATATTGTAGATGACAATATGTAAAATATAATATTTTAAGGTCTTGATGCTTGATAAGTATGATACAAGATGACCTTGGATTGCGGTTACTATAACCATACCCGACAAAAACGTACGTTTTTATCTATAAGACTGATTAGTCTTTAAATATAATCTATTTTTTTATTTACAAATTTTATCTTTTGGTATAGTATACACTAGCTCATAATGTCTGGAGGATTAATGTCATTAGTTGCCTATGGTGCACAAGATGTGTACCTTACTGGATCACCACAAATCACTTTCTTCAAGATCGTGTACAAACGACACACTAACTTTGCTATTGAAGTTATTCCTGTTACTTTCCAATCTCAAGTTAGATATGGAAACCGATCAACTGTTGAAGTTATTCGTAATGGTGACTTAGTTACACAAATGTACTTACATGTGCAATTACCTGCTATCTGTCCCTCAAAACGAGATGCTAAATTCGCTTACGTTAGACGTCTTGGTTATGCCATGATTGAATACGTTGAAATTGAAATTGGAGGTTCTCGAATTGATCGTCTTTACGGTATTTGGTTGAATATCTGGTACGAATTAGCTCGTCATGCTGGAGATGGTGAACGTGGTTTCTTAAGAATGATTGGTGATGTTCCTGAACTCACTGATTACAACGGATGCCCCAAACCCGCTTACACTTTATTCGTTCCTCTTAAATTCTGGTTCAACAGACATGTTGGTTTAGCTTTACCTCTTATTGCTCTCCAATACCATCAAGTCAGACTTAATTTCCAATTGAGACCTATTGAACAACTCATTGTTGCCAATAACTGTTTCTTGTGTGCTGACAAGAATCAACTCTTGAATATTAATGCTGATATGTTGATCAACTATGTTTACTTAGATTCTGAGGAACGTCGTAAATTTGCTCAAGTCGGTCACGAATACTTGATTGAACAACTTCAATTCACCAACATTGAAAGTATTGAATCACCATTCAAGAAAGTCGATATGGACTTTAATCATCCTTCTAAGGAATTGTTCTGGGCCATCATTAACGGAAACTACAACTCTGGTCTTTGCTTCGTATACTACTACGGACGTGATAACTGGGAAGATGTTCTCGATGATGCTGCTACCAAAATTATCCTTGAAAGTATTGCTCTCATTGATTGCGACGATGACAGTTCAAGCAGCTCTAGTTCAAGCTCTAGCTCAAGTTCTGCCTCAAGCTTACCTAATCACGGTAAATGGGAAGCCTTCAGACCTCATGAATCTGGACTCACCAAGAATGGTAAAATCTTCGTTGATAACAAATCACGTGACAAGACTTTATACGTCAACACTGATTCTCTCGTTGTCAAAGGTACTTGCTACAGTTTAACTGATAAGATTTACGCTGAAATCTTTGTCTCTGAAAACAACGATGTCCAAGTTTCCAACGTTAAGACCGATTTGACTGTCCGTGACTTGTCTTTCCCCGTTTCATGCTTACACGATTCTCGATTCTCTCGTGATGATGCTGTTGTCTACCAATGGCATAATTATGGTGTCTTGATCGACGGATTCGGTAACCCTGTTGAGAGTGCCAAAATCCAACTTAACGGTCATGACAGATTCCACGAACGAGAAGGAGCTTACTTCAATTACGTTGTTCCCGATGAAGTTCATACCAACACCCCTGCTGATGGTATTAACGTGTACTCTTTTGCTTTGATGCCTGAACTCCATCAACCATCTGGTACTACTAACTTCTCTCGAATTGATAACTCTGTGTTGTTATTGAAGATCTGCGATCCTACTCAAATTGGTGACTTACCTAGCTTGAGATACATTAAGGGATGCGATAATACAACTGCTTGCGCTGGTAACCAATTGTATGTATATGATTATAACTACAATGTGCTGAGAATTATGTCGGGCATGGGTGGATTAGCTTACGCATCATAAGTTCGTCTTGATAAAAAAGTTAATATTCATAATATTTATAAATTATTATTCTTATTTCTTTTTAAATTTTTCGTTATGTGAATCAAATATAATGACTATTGTCTTATAAAAAAATACGATCATGAATTGTTGTGTCTTCTCAATATTTAATAAATTAAATATTAGTCATTATTTATTTTTATGTATTGGGCAAGTGTGTTTTTGTTTTCCACATTCACAAAGATAAGCTCCCTTACATTCCTTACAAATATTTTTACGTTTACCATGAGGACAAACTCTAGATCCTCCACATTCAACACATGTTTCTTTTGCTTTTTTATGTATGCAAAACATATGAGAAGAACATATGATACATTTATCTTTTCTTTTATCGTGAGGACATTGACGTTTTTTATTTTGTCCCACTTGTTTAGTGTCAATCATTACATTAGATAACACTTTTTCAGTTAATAATTGCGTTGGTTGTGTTTCAATACTTGACATGAATCTTGTATATATTATAAATCACACTGTTGCTTAAATAATAAAAAATAATGTCAATTTTAAATGACTCGTATTGAAATTTATCATTATTTCATATGTCACGCATTTATCTTTATGCGTAAAAATCAATTTATTCCTCAGTGACTTTATGATCATAGAACAAATACACAATGTTTTTTTGTTTTTCTGGACAGTTTTTAGTATGATGATCCACTTCAGCAAATAATCTATTAATTCTGTTATTCCAATCCCTCTTTTGTTCTGTCTTGACAGTGAATATATTTAACGTTCCATGAAGACTCCAACAAGATTTAATTTTTTTTCCGTTTTCATCAGTGTAAGCATCAGGATTAAAACGTATCAAGACTAATTTCTGGGGATAAATATCTTGCAAAATCTCGATTAATCTATTTTCTTCACAAATTGTTTGATATTTTCCATGTGCATGTTCATCAATTTCAATAATGACTACATGTGTACCCATATCAATTAATAAATCAGGACGTCGAGATGAACAACCTCCATAAATCTTTTTATCATGTATCATTGTAAAATTTGGGAACCTTGCTTTAATCAATGAAACAACTTCATTTTCTTTGGTTTTAAAATTTCGTATGACAGGTTCTTCTGGATAAAGATTTCTAAAACAATGTAAGCAATGCTCTTTATATTTATCACGTCCTACATTGAATTTACAATATATACACAATGCACTTCCATCATGTTCACTACAAAACCATTTTTTAATTCCACATGGACAAAAATCTACTCCCCCACATTCGAGACAACTTTGTTTTTGTTTTTTATGTTTGCATAATGAAGTCCCAGAACATTCCACACATAACCATTTACGTTTACCATGAGAACAAATATTAACTGCATCTTTGCACTCAGTGCATAAATCCTTTCTGCGCCTATGTTCACAAAAGGAATTTGGTGAACAGGTAATACAGGAGTCCTTATTTTTAGAATGTTCACAAGCCCTTTTACAACATTGTCTGCAAGTAGCTTTCAAACAACCATGCAATTCACAAAAAGCTGTTGGGTTACAATCCTTACATTGCAATTTAAGTTTATTATGTGAGCATAATAATGAATCACCTTTACAAATAGTGCAACGATCCTTGCGTTTTCCACTTCCACAAGCGCAATTTCGTCCTCCACAATCTCGACAACTATCTTTTAAAATACCGTGCTTACATCCACGATCTGGACGACAAATTAAACACCTATCCATTCTCTTATCATGACAACATGTTGATTTACTTGACATCTTATATGTATAATTATTATACATACTACCTCAAATAGAAAAGAAAATTAAATTCATTTTTTTTTAACTTATTCAGAATTCATCATAAATAAACACACATTTAATTATTATTAATTTTTTGTTCCCATTGGAAAAATATTAATTCTGTTAAGCTGAGCTATTTTCTCTGGAGTCAAATTAGAACTGTTGCGAGACATTTTTTGCTTTATATTTTTAACCCAGTAAGCTAATTGTTTTTCATATGCATCTTTATTATTTTCTCTGGGCAACTCATTATGATTTTTTACCCAATCAGTCACTTTTATGTAATATTCATCAAAATCATCCCCAAACCATTCCCAAAGATTCACTGCATTTAACTTATTAACTTTATGTTCACATAACTTTCCTTCTTTTTGTTCCGATTTCATTAATGAACACCATAAAGCTAATTTATTAGTATCAGTATCATTGTGTGAAGTTCTTTTCGGCAATTTATTATTATTTCTGACATACTCTTTTAATTTTTCTAAATTCTTTTCAAAAACATTTTCAGTCCAGGACCACCCTTCAGTTGCATCAAGTTTAGTTTTTATTTCCTCAGATAATTCATTATTATTGTATTTTTCACCAATGCATTTACGCAATCTTCCTAATTTTTTTTCCTCATCAGACACACCCTTTTGAGAAGGCATTTTATTATTATTGTTCTTCATGAATTCAATTAATTTATCACAATTCTTATTTAACAAATCATTTTGTGAAAAATACCATTCTTTAACAGCATTTAATCTATTTACTTGTTCTTCCATCAATTTACCAACTTTATAATATGTCCTTGCATTCGCCACCATTCTCCCTAACTGAGGATCTTCTTTATTTACTTCTGCAGGTAATGCGCCTTCCTTGTCCTTAATCCAAGCGATCAATTTGGAATAAAATAGTTCAAAATCTTTAAATTTGTTGTCTGCACTGTATTTTACTGTTTGAGTACTCATTAATGCTGCTATATTAGTTCTCATATTTGATAATTATTTAAATGATGAGTTTAATTAATCAATTTTATCAGCAACTAAATAAACAAAAATATTTCTAATCAAATTATAAATTTATCTCGGACAAAAGATTAAGTACATTTACCTTTGAATCAATCTCAATACAGTTCTTCAATTTTATTATTTAAACTATCTGGAATAAATTACAATATAATGGAACAAACGGAAGAAACAGAGATCATAGAACCAGAAATAGATGGTGTTAATTTTCATGAAGTATGGCATCATCGAAATTACTACATTGACATTGAGGATTGGAATTATTTAGTAACAAAATTAAAAAAAATACCTAAAGAGCAAAGAATCATGTTTTGTAAAAATAAATTACAAGAATTACAGGACTATTGCAGTGTCCAAATAAAAGCATGTGATACAGATGCACAAGGCTCGTGGTGTGCAGAACAACTGGATGAAGATTCAAAAGTATTTAAGTATTACATAAAATATTGCCAATAAAATATTAATTAACTAATTTCTTTTGATACTTGCAACATAATCCAGGATTAGTTTTATGATAATCACTGCGAATTCCACAAATATTACATTTGGGAACAACACTGCAAGTATTTAAATGACTGAGTGTGCTATTACCACTAACCCGCCAATCACATTCTTTGCATTTAATTCCAAGTTTACAGATACCATGATATGAAAGAATTACAAAAGGGTTCCAAATCTCATTAATATAAGTCAATAAGCGATCAAAATTACTCGTATTAACAAATCCACAAGTGCAATTCTGTCTCAGAAAACCAGGATCTCGAAGTTTCTCAATTGGAATCATATTTGAACATATGTTTTCATGAGTACTATAATCATTACGATAACCACATAATTTGCATTTAGGAACAGTGCTGCAATGCTC